TTCCATCTCACCTAGTCTGAAAGCTAAATCAATAAATTTATCTTCCAGTTCTACCATCTTTTCAGCAATAGAATATATTTTGGCTTTTAATTCATCGTTCCAAATTTCTCTATTTTCTTCTATGTATGTTCTGAATAATTTAATCATACCTTCACAATGTTGCGTTTCATCGACAATTGACCAAGTGACGATTTGGCCCATACCTTTCATTTTTCCATGTCGTGGAAAATTCAACAACATAATAAAAGAAGAAAATAGTTGCATTCCTTCCGTAAAAGCAGAAAACACAGCGATACGTGTTGCTGTGTTTTCTTTTGATGAAACGTCATCTGTTACGCATACCAGATACTCATGTTTTTCTTTCATCTCATCATACTCTAAGAACTCATTATAAGTGGTCTCTGGGAGTCCCAATGTTTCAATTAGATGTGAGTATGCTGCAATGTGTAACGCTTCTCTAGCGGCGAATCCAAGCAGCATCATACGTACTTCTGGCTGTGAGAAATGTGGCAGATAATTTTTAACATAACCGCCAGCGACATCAATATCACCTTGTGTAAAGAATCTAAAGATATGTGTTAGAAATTGTTTTTCTTCACTTGACAATTTCTTTTTCCAATCTTTAACATCTTCCGACATTGGAACTTCTGTATGCAACCAAGATGATTGCTCATGTTTTAGCCATGCATCATATGCCCAAGGATAGTTAAATGGTTTGAATGAATCCCTTTCATCCGTTAAATTTGAATTTATTTTCTTAATCATATTATCCTTCGCATGAAATACAATCATTACCTTGTGCAACTTGTGTCATATCAAGTTCTTTAATGACTTGACGTTCGATTCTTTTTGATACTTTATCAGCTTTACCGATCTTCTCTGAACGGCAATAGTATAAAGTCTTTAATCCTTTTTTCCATGCCATAAAGTGAATAGCGTGAACGTATTTAATGTGTGCATCTGGTCTGAAAAACAAATTCAATGATTGTGCCTGGTCAATAACTTGTTGACGATCAGCGGCCAATTCAATTACCCAACGCTGGTCAATTTCCATTGCTGTTTTGAAAACAAATTTATCATTTTCCGACATCCAATCTAAATGTTGTACAGAACCATCATTTGCAATAATCGATGACCAAACATCATCATACCATCCTTCAGGTTTCTCATTTGAAATCTTTATAATTAGTTCATCCAACCATCTATTCTTGTTTAAAAAAGAACCTGACAGAGTATCTTGACGGTAAGCGTTAGCCCGATAAGGTTCAATACTAGGGCTAGTATTACCCATAATAATGGAAGAACTGGCATTAGGAGCAATGGCCATAACATGACTAAAACGAAAACCAGTACCCACAGCGTCAGGAGCTTCACCCCGTTCTTTTCCAAGTTGAATATTAGCATCATCTAATCCTTTTCTAATTGTATTAAAAATTCTCTTATTTGTAATCTTGGCCATTACTCCTTCGAAAGCAATTCCTTTACGTTGAAGATAAGCATGAAATCCCAAAGCACCAATACCAATACTCCGTTCTCTTGCAGCAGAATACTTTGCACGAGAAATTGTGTCGGGAGCGTTATCAATGAAATAATTAAGGACGTTATCAAGCATCTCAGCAACGTCTTTAAGAAATAGTGGTTCATTTTTCCATTCATCATAATTTTCCAAATTTAGACTAGATAAACAACACACAGCAGTTCGTTGTTCATTGGTAGGTAAAATAATTTCAGAACAAAGATTCGATTGATTTACTTTTAAACCTTTATCTTTTAACCATTGTGGAAGATGTTTATTACTGGTATCAATAAAATGTAGATATGGTTCACCAGTATGCATACGTAATTCCATAATTAGCTGCCATAACATTTTAGCTGATACGGTTTCACGAATTTCATTTGATGCTGGATCAACTAAGTTCCAATCATCATTAGCATCAGGATCAATCATACAATTTTCAATGATCTTCATAAAGTCATCTGTAATATTTACACCGTGATGAAGGTTTAAACATCTGACGTTTTGGTCACCTGTTGGTTTTCGCATCTCCAAGAATGAAATGATATCAGGATGGCTAATATCAAGATAAGCGGCGTAAGAACCACGGCGAGTGCGACCTTGACGATAAGCCAAAGAAGACGCATCATACATTTTAAGATGAGGCATAACACCTGTAGACTTATCATCAGCAGAACGAATACCAAAACCAATACCAACACCACCGCCGAACATAGAAAGCCAATTTGTTTCTGATAAGTTTTCAACTAATCCCTCCGCAGTATCTTCAATATAGTTAAGAAAACACGATATTGGTAAACCTCGATTAGAGCGACCAAAAGAAAGAATAGGAGTGCTGTAAGAGAGCCAATGTTTACTACTATAGTCGTATAGTCTCTGTGCGTGTTCTTTGTTACTTCCAAATGACTTTGATACAAATGCAAATCTATGTTGTGGTGAAATTTCATCGTCTTTCATATACGATTCTTTCAAACGTTTGATTCCCAGAATATCAAAAAGTTTATCTCTTTCTAAATCTATATTAATACCCAGATATTCCATATAATAACCCTATTATTTTTGTTTTGTAAATTCTTTTAAATTAGGTGGTGTCCAACCTTCTGGCTTCAACACTTTACCATCTTCACGTTTTTTAACTTTACCCGTAGTACTATCTATCTTCGCTAAATTAGAACGTGCAACTTCTTTCCATGCACCTTGTACATCATATCCCTTCATGTAACAGTAACCAAGAATTACCCAAATCATGTCCATGCAAGCATCAAGTCTTTCGACTTCATCATTTTCAACACAGGCTTCAATAAATTCATCATATTCTTCACCAATTAAAGTATTATATAATTGCTGATTTTTTTTTGTTTTTTCTTGATCACACGCTTCAATAAACTTTACAACATCATTATACATTCACAAACTCCATAATCATTGGAAAAATTGGTTCAATTGCTTTAGCACAAGCCAAAGATACTTCTCGATGTTCTTTTTGAGTAGCAACATCACTTCGTAATTGTATGTAATGCAACCATGACCTCAATGTACCATTCATATAAAGTCTTGAAACTGTCATACCCTCAGGCAATATTGCTCTTGCTTGTTCTTTGGCAATACCACGATCAATTGCCCATTCGTACAGTTCTTGTATACGTTCCATTAAATGATCTTGTCGTATTTTCCAACCAGCTTGTAAATCTTTATTATGTGTTTCAATACTGTTCTGACGATTCTTTGTGTCTTGTAACCGTGCCTCACGAAATTCAAAACCAAGTTGAGTTGGATCCGCATATCGTTGACTAAATTCTTGAAATGAGAACGAACGGTGTCTCAAAATCTGTCGTGCAATATCTCTTGTTGTTTCAATCTCTAGGCAAACATTGACCATCTCTAATGGTGACCAATGTTGATTCTTGATGAGATAACGAACTAACTTTTCAGCAGTTTCATTATTATCTTGGTTTGTTGGGTTTGATACTCTTGCAACATAAGCAATTTGTTCTAAAAGATTTCTTTCTTGTTCCTCAGTACCTGGAATAAATTTCTTATCATAAGGCATTTTTGAATAATTAATCAATTTAACATTCATTTCCATAACTCCATATTTCATTTTTATATTCATCTGACCAAACATCATAATATTTGGTTTTCTTTAGTTTATTACGGGCTTCTTCTAATTTATTTTTTGGTTGTACAAGAATAAGTGGATACTCACCATTACCTGTGTGTATGCCATTTATATAACCGGGATTATTTGGATGATCTTTGAGAAAAACTAGATGGGGTACTTCTTTATGTAGCATAGATATTATATATTTTAAATCATCATCTGTCAATGATTTGGATAGATTATAAAAAATAATTAACTCAAAATCACTTACAGATAAGTTTTCTATGTATTTTAAAATATACATCATTGGTGTTTCATCGATGTAAGATACATACACTTTCTTTTCTTCTAATGCTTTTTTTGCAAACGGACATATAGAAAAACCACCGAGTTCATTTCTTTTTTCAGATATATTATTAATCCACTTAATTAGATTTTCTTCCAATTTATAAACTCCATCTTGGCTCTAAGATTTTGGTGTGTATGATTATCTAGTATATCTTGGATTTCATCTGTTGAAAAGCCATTAAGCACCATTTCATTCACATCTTTTTCTACAATCATCTCTGGCCAGATCACAACATTCATATGATTGTCAATAGCCCGTTCAATTTGCTTCACAATCTCTTTGTTGCGTGGTTCATTATCAAAGACTAGTACGACACTACTTTTATCAAAAACGTCTGTAATCGCTTCTAAATGCGAATCAGCGGTGGCTACTGAATTTTTAATAAACATTGAATCGATTGGGCCCTCGAACACGTATATTTTCTTTTCAGGATCAATACGTTCTGCACCATATATCTTTTTTACATCATCATGTAATTTTATTGTTATGTATCTTATCTTTGATTCACCTAATGCACGACCTTGAAAAGCAATGAGATTCTTTTCTTTGTCATAAAACGGGATAACGAGTCGTTTATCCCCGTCTGGTATATCCTTTTCAATTCCAAAACTTCCAACGAATTGTTTAAAATCATTCGCATAATATAATGAGTTTTGTAATTCAATGGGTATCTTTCTTTGTTGAACATATTTCCTAGCAAAATGATCTTCTTCGAGAGAGGCAATTGATGGAAGTTGAATCTTTTCTTTGAAAACCGGTTGTTCTGTTTTAAACTCATCGAAACTTGGTTTCGGATAATTATTATTTCCAGTTTCACCATTTGTGTATCTCTCAAGTTGATATTCTTTCAATAATGTAGGATCTACTTGTTTTAGGAAATTGTAAAAAGTAATACTGATCCCGCAATTATGGCACATGTAAAAATAGTCATTCTTTTTACGATAGACATAACCTCGGGATTTTGATTTATTTTTCTGGGAGTCGCCACAAATCGGGCATCTGAAATTGTAAAGGTCATCTTTTTTCTTTGTGAATCTTCCAAGTCTAGATGACATTTGAAACAGGTATTTCCTGTCAATGAAAATGCTCATTATATATAAATCACCAATAAAATTACTTAATAAAGATTTTTACTATTGTGGTTAAATCTGAATGAGCAATTGCCCAGGTTAGAACAGCGATACCACCATATATCATCCACTTCCATTGATTCATTTTATCTAATGCTTCTTTTTCTTCTTTATTGTGTTCCAACATGTGGGCATGTAAAGATTTAATTTCATCGGTAATTCTTAATTCAGATAATTGCATTTTATCCAAAACCATATCGATACGATCATGAATTTCTTTAATATCTGATTCCGTCTCTAATCTACGTTTTTCCATATCATCATATACTTTTTCTATGTGTCTGTCGTGTTGTTTGATTAATTTATCGATTACTATATCCATTTTATTACATAGTGATGATAAAGTCAATACTTGTGTCTTCAATATACCAACATCTATTTTAATTTCGGTATTATCTCTATTGTCATCAGCCATTTTATTCTTTTTTCTCTGTTGAATTGGGTGTAGGTTCAGTATCTTTTTTCATATATAGCGATGCACCAAAAGCGCCAGCTAAAATAGCTATTGATTGTGCAAAGTCTATCATATGAATGTTGTCGTTATGTATGATGTCCCATGCCCATCCAAGCATTAATGAGATGGATGTTATTAACCATAATAAACGAGCAATGTCAATAGTTTCATTATTTTTACCAGTAACAATGTCGTTTAATATTTTTTTCATTTTATTACATCCAAAGCTAATTGATATTTGATTTTTCTATTTGCTAAACCGTTTAGACCACCATTAATAGCTTTAGTCATGCCATTAATATCTTTTTTGTCAGCAAAAGTATTTATACTTTTCGTTTTCCAAAACCAACAAGCAGACTCTACTGCACCATCAGGATGCATTATATAATTCAAACAATCTTCAACCGACGCCTTTAAGTAATTAGCAAAGTTCGTATAAATAGATTTTCCAGTCAATTGAATCAAACCCCTGCCTCGATATTTCCAACCATCACCAGACGATTCATTGCCATTACCCATACGGTTTCCATACGCACGATTTGCGATCTTTTCTGGTTTCATCGTATACTCATCAGCAACCATTAATGTTGGGAATAATGCTGGCCACAGATGCATTAATGTTTCAGGTCGATAATTCAAATCTTCATATAAATTAATAAAATCACCAGATTCGTGAGCACACTGGGCAAGAAGCGCCGCAACTCGCAAAGGTGTATTAATGTCATATTTTTCAATATGATTATTGAATGTGTCGCACCATTGTGTTGGATTTTTATTTAATGGCGCAATATGTTTAATCTGATCTACTGTAATCATTTGTTCGCATCATCAAATATTTTTTTATTTTCAGAATACCATTGTTGCCAAGCTAAAATAATTTCACGCTCGGCGTAATATGTGTTATAATTATTAACAACAATTTGTATAAAATCTGAAAGTTTTACATCAGTAGTAGAATTATCACTTCTTACTGTTTGTAACATTGGGGGTGTTTGTAGTAACTCCGATGTTGCTGTCGGGAATTCTGTTTTGACTGGCACTGTCATGCAACCTGATAATATCATCAGACAGCTTACAGGTATTATCATATTTCGTAATAACTTTTTGAATAATTTGTGTTTGAACATTTTCTTTTTCCTTATCCTTTACCAAATTATTATTGATAGTATCTTCTATCTTTTTATTCAAATCCATAGATTTTTGTTCTGCTATAGAAACTTTCATTTCCATATCTGCAACTTTTTGTTTCCATTCTTTACTGTCGTTTATTGCACCTTCGAAATATATTCCAAACGCCAATATTATAGTTGAAACAAATTGTATTAAAATTTTATATGAGGTAATTATTGGTAAAAATGCTAAAAATAAACTAGAAAAAATACCAATTATACCAACTATAACCATAATATGAAAAACAAAGTCAGGTAATAAGTTTATAATCCACATTTTTATTCCTTCTTTTCTATTATAATCCAATCAGTATCAGAAAATTTATCTAATCTTCTATACTTAATATGTACATTTACATCTAAAAAATTATTTGAAATCCAATTTGAAAGTGACATTGCATCAATACCATGAATTCTTAAAAACAATGTATTATCAATTTGTTTCGATTCTGGAACTACACCAAATACTTCTGCAACACGTTTCACAACAATATCCATTATTACGATTTTCTTCCTATCGTCATCATGACTGGATCATGTTTTTTCTTTTTACGTGGAAGATAAACACCAGGTTCCCCACCTTTACCACCAGAACCAGCAATTGCTCCTGAACCTACTGTATTGGTTGGTCCAGCAGAAACTGCACCAGCACCCATACCGTCTTCTTTGACAAATTCTTTAAAAGTTTTCATATTTTTCTTAATATGTTTGCAACATTTAAATCAACTGGTATTTCTGTTGAATAAATGTTTTTTCCTTTGATATTTAAAATTGTTTCTGGCATTATATTTAAATATAATAAAAATGTTTTTAATATATCATAGTCCCGTTCATCTATCTTGTAAAATAGAATTCTAGAAGTAGCTATCACACCAAAAACATTATTCAACATAATGATGTGATTGAGTATCAATCTTTCTTTAAGTATTTTGGTGACTTTATATCTACGAAACAATCTTTTTAGATACTTTGTTTTTTTTAAGTCACCTTCAAATTCAGACATTATACAATTTGGTGCATTATAACACTTTATTGCATATAATGTAAAATTTTCTTCATTCAAGTTATCAAACATATTTTAATTTTTTTATAATTACCGATGAACACAAATGCATCCATCATACACAACAACGAATATTAAAGACCAGGCAAAAACGAACCAAAACTTGTATTTCCAGAAGTAGCATTTGAAGCAACAGCATTTGCCGTAACAATCAAACATTCTCTCAAATAACGAACAGTTCCGTCATTATTTGTTTTCTTTTGAATGTGATTCCAACCAGAATTAAAATTGCCTAGATTAGCAACAGCACCTAACGCTACCGTAGTATTAGCTGCTCGTGTCTGAGTTACCAGAATCGTGTCAGAAAAATATGTGTTTGCTTGAGTGTTGGCTTTATATTGAATTGCATTAGCAAAAAACACTAAAGAATTGACAGCTAAATTACCAGACAATGTATTAGCTAGACGTATCAGACTGTTTGCACTATCAATTAGAGCAACAGTATTATTAGATTTTAGGAAAGACATATCATTAGGATCAATAATAGAACCATCATACAGCCTAGAAACTGCTGTATTTGCATCTGTCGAATATACATAAGAACCAACAACAATACCAGATGGGATAGAGTTAGATCCACCAATCTGTTGGAAAACGATAGTATTGCTTGTTACTGATGTGACGTTTTGAGTTGTTAGCGAGGTAAATTCTCTAACTTGTCTTTCTACTGGTAGTAGAGGCTTACTATTTGCTGTGTCATTGTTTAACCAGATTGACATTTAAATCTCCTTTAACCTTCGTTATATTAGTATTTATCTTATTTCTTATTTTGTTTATTATCGTCTTTTTTGTCGTCCTTTTTATCATCTTTCTTAGTGATATCAGGTTGACCTGGACGATTTCTCATTGCTGGATCTATTTCAATAGTATCTCTTATGGTTCCAGTAAGTGTTTTACCACCTGTCATTGTTGCTGATGCAGATGGTTTTTTTTCACCACCTTCATCTTTATCAGCTTTTTCAAATTTAGGTTTTTTACCATATGTGACAACAGACTTATCTTCTTTTTCATGATCTGTCATATCTTCTTTCATTGAACGGAATTTAGATAGTGACATTTTCTTTTTTTCAACAACTTCACCTGGAGCCATAACTGTTTGTGTTGCTGCTTTATTATCAGCAAATGTATCTTCTTTAACTTCTTCTTTTTTCATTCGCTTTTCGGTTTTACTTTTTCCGAAAGCAGTATGAACAAGTTTATCCAACTTTAAGTGAAATTTATCTACATCTTTTTGATCAACTTCTTCCGGTGTTATTTGTGAAACTTGACTTGATTCTTTTTTTACAGGAACGCAATTAGGTACTTGTCTCCCACCTTTATCTTTCATACCATATTGTTTATAACCAGTCCAACAGGGATCAGATGCTTCACCTAAGCGTTTCAATGTTTCATCATTATGTAATTGTTTATGTGTTGTAACAGATTTTATAGTATAGTGTTTACTTACTTTAGCTAATCTTTTTTTACTTCTTTCAGTAGGTGATTGACTAGTTAATGATCTATTTTGTTGATCCGATTCAGATATTTTTGATTCACCAGATAATTGTATACCATATATTTTTGGTGTTTTAATTGATTTATCTGAACCCAATTTTCTTTTTGTAGTTAAATCTTCACGTTGATTTTTCCAACTTTTATATTCATTTGATCGGGCATGACCTGCTTTTGTTTGTGGAGATAATGTAGAAACTTCAATACCTTTTGATGAAAGATAAGAATTTAAATCACCAGATTCAGCTACTTGATTTTGTGCAGAATACTGTCCTAACTGAGAAGGATTAACATTTTTCTTATCAGCAGGCTCAGGATTCTTTTTTATAAAATCTTTTAAATTTTTCATTATTATCTCTTTATTGATGAGTTTGTTTCCATCTCAAAAAATTAGTAGAATTAGCGTAACCAATCTTTTTGGATTTTGGAACATTTTTTGGTTCCATACCTAATGAACTGAGATATGTGTCTAGTAGATTATCTTCATCAAGAGATTCAACTTCTTCTGAAGTGGTACCAGCTTTACCCATCATAGTTTCTTTATTTAATGATTTACCTACATTCTTCATTGCTTTTTTAGCTAAGTCTTTTGCACGAGACATTGGAGTGTGCTTTGCACCAGACTTGTCTTTTACATCACCTTTAGCTGGTGTCCAGTCAGTTTCTTTTTTCCAACTTTCTTCATCTAACTCAACATCTTCCATAACTTTAGTTACACGTTCAACCTTACGAACTTTTAATCCACCAAATGGACCTTTACCAGACGCTTCATTAGCTTGATCAATTGCGTGACCATCATGATCTGCATTGATTAAAAGTTTAGCCATCCATTGACCATTTTTGTCTTCAAAATGTGCAACGTGTGTATGCTCTGGCTTTTCTTCGTTGATTTCATAGTATTCAACTTCTTCTTTAGCCTGAACAATTTTACTCTTGAAATCAGCAATATCATCTTTATGAATTTTTTCTGTATTCTTACGTATTTTGCTCAATAACTTACTTACGGCTTCTGTTTTAATACCACTAGTAATACTCTTTTCATTTGCAAAATGTGTATATGGTGTAGGACCAGTTAATTTGTCATCTAATTTAATATCAACTGGACCTGGATTCGTTGAAATCTTTTGTTTTTCTCTTGTGTCTGCAGGTTCTTCTGTTTGTGGTGATTTCATTTCACCATCTGTTCTCAATTGCAGTTTGTATGATTTAATTGAGTTTGATTTGCCACCTTTTTCACGACCAGTCAACATATCTGTAGTGACTTCTTCAGGATCACTTTCTTTTGTAACTACTCCTGCTTCGTAAATAGTTTCTTCTTTCATAGCCATTTTTGTAGCAGTAGCGTACATAACATTTTTCCAATCTTTTCCATACTTAGCTTTGAATTCTGCTGTCTTGTCTTTCATTGACATAACAATTTTCTCACGCTTTTTCATTTGTGCAGAGGACATCTCTTCACCCATATTATTATCGGTAAATGTTTCTTGTGGCTGATTGCCTTTACCTTCTCTGATACTTTGTAGTAGTCGATAAGCAAATGAAGTATTTTCTTCTTTAAAATCTTCATCAACTTCTTCTTTCTTTACTTTTGCTTTTTGTAAGTGATAGTTAAGGTGTTTTGTTAAATCTGAAATCGTATCATCTTTTTTTACTAGTCCAGTCCTTTTAGGAACACCCATTATTTTGGATATCTTGTTCCATTCTGCCTTGTCTTTTTTAATTTGTTCTGGTGTACGTTTTTCCCCACCTTCATCATCATCATCGTTAAGTCCATGACCTGCATATGGATTTTTACCACCACCATAGTCCATTTCCGATACATCCTCAACTTCTTCATCAACTTCTTTTTTCTTTTTCTTTTCGTGTTTAATTGCTTCTAGGTCTTTGTCCGAAGGCCCATGAATGTCATCCAAATCATCACCGTATTTTTGTTTCAGATATGCTTTAGCAGAACCACCTTTGGCTCCACCATAAACTTTCATACCTGTTGCAGTAGAAACTTTGACTGATGCTTCTTCGATAGATTTCCCAGCCATAACTTCTTCACCTTGAACTTTAACAGGATATTTTTTACCCTGAAATTCAAAATGTGTTTGACCTGATTTATGAGCAGCATATGCCGCCTTACGCAAACCAGTTTCATCTAACTCTGATTTTTCCATGACTTGAGCAACTGCTTCAGCCAATGAATCCATTTTTAATTTATTTTGTGTGAACATTTTTTATAAAACTCCTGTTATTGATATTTTTTTACCAAGCTCTGCAAGACCAATATCTGGCTTTTGTTCTTGGACCTGGTGTATTACAACGATGCCTTGCTCTAAAACTTTTACGTCTTGCTGGAATATTCTTTTTAATAGTCATATTTTTATCACCAAAATTGACTTTTACGACACGACCAGAAGGACCCTTTACAAATACTTTTGATTTCTTAACATCACCTTTCATAGGTTTGCCAAGTTTTACGCTCTTACCGTGATACTCTGCTTCTTCTAGCGGTTCTGTTTCCAAATCCCAATCAATGGCATCAATGAGTTGTTCTTCATCACCATTAAAATTAAATTCATCTTCAGAAATTTCATCTTCCCAAAGTTGTTCCACATCTTCACGAACATATGCTGATTCATCTGTAAAATCATCATCGTTTAAAAAGTGTTTAAAAGAAATCATTTTTTATCCTTATTTTTTATATTTAATCCATTCATCTGGAATTTTATATGGCTATCTAATTTATGTAAACCATTTTCTAATTCTTCAACGTGATCTTCTTTTAGTTTCTTTTTTCTTAATTTTTATACCATAATCATTTTGAACATTTCTCATAGGATCTTTATATGTATCCATTCCTTCTTTGTTATCACCACCACCCAATACACCTCCAAGACCACTTCCTAAACCATTTTGAAAACCATTAAATTCTTTTAGCTTCTTTCTTATTTTAGTAAAAGATGGCTTTTCAGTTATTTTCTCTCTGTCAACTTTCATAGGATCAACTAATCCGCCGCCAGGAAATGCTGTACTAGCAGGATTTGCAGTGCTAAATTCTTGACTCTCACTAGACATTGGATTACCAAGACCAGCACCACCTGTTAGACCAGAACCGTTTGTTCTTGTATTCCATTCACCACCAATACCATCAGGTCTACTAATACGTCCAGCACTCAAAGATGTATTTCCACGTTTTTTTACTTTTTCTGTGTTGTTGTCTTTTTGGAAATTCGGGACTTTTGCTGGTGGATTGATTTTGAGGGTCGGCCCTTTTTCTTCGTAGGTGCGGAAGATATACCCACCTGGATTTGCTTTTGTGTCGCCATATCGGACGTCATCTTGTTTTCCTGCGATTCTGACCATTTGACAGTCTGGGCAGTTATTATCTGCGAGCATTCTGTGTTGGCCGCAAGCGTTGGTGCTGAGGTTTGCTTTTTGAATAGATTTAGAATCTTTTTTAACATTTTTGTTTTCCTTAAATATATCATAGATGCTTTTGTTTATCACACTTCTATTTAACCAATGTGATGCAGCTTCGTTAATTAAATTAGAATCTAAAAACAATTTTGTTGTTTTATAAACTTCTGTAACAAATTCTTCTTTAGCTACTTCATCACCAGAGTTATCAAAAAATATAAAGTCGTTAAATATTTCATTATATGTGTCAGCGTTTTCTTGTGATTTATCCCATTTGTCTTTTCTAACAGATTCACTCATCATTCTTGTTAGTAAATTATTTCTTTCTTTACTTACTTCATTTGATGAATTTACAAATACCATCATTGTCAGATATCCAAGTTCTTCTAGTTCTTCTTTAATATAAGAAATCTTCTCAATGTCATCAGCAGGCCCATTAATTATCAATGGTGCTTTTGATCGAATCGCTTGTAATTTATTATCACTAGAATTTTCTGATAATTTTTGTTTATCAGACAGATAGTTGATAGCTTGAATGTGATTGAGTTCTGTTATTTTAGATTCGGCGATGGCTTCACGAATAACAATATCTTTTCCTGACCCTGGGCCTCCAGTCACGAAGATTGCTCTGAACTGACCACGATCAACTTCTTCATTCATTCCCATTCCCTTACGAACATCGTTCATAAGTTCTTTCGCATGATGATCTTTTACATGTGATGGAACACCTTCTCTGAATGAAGAGAAATCTCCATTCTTAGCATGTTCTCTCATTTTAGATGCAGACATCCCTTCAGTACCTTCTGCGTCAGGATCACGTTGACCTGCTGATACTACATTGATCTTTTTAAAGTTATAGTATCCATGTTTACCTTCAACACCATTGTACTTATGTAATGTGTCATGGAATTCTTTAACACGATCTGAACCAGCAACAACAGTTAAGTGGTCGTGCCCTTTATTGTATAATTTTGTGGCATGATGAAAAATAGATGGATGTTCTTTGCTTGATGCATCAAAATTTGTATCCGATGAAAATCTTTTTAGATGTTTTAATTTTTGTTCAGCAGTTAATGGATTCTTCTTACTATCTTGTGAGTGAGAAACAATAACAACATGCTTTGCTTTTTGTTTCTCTGCTACACTTTTCACTTTGTCTATCAATTTCATATGACCAACAGTTGGTGGATTCATACGTCCGAAAGCCATCACTACTGGATTGTGTGATTTTTCTTCTTCTTCAACTAATTGTAAAAATGTTTTCATTGTATATTAATCACCCGAAGTTTGACCAGAGCCTTTAATAGAACTTAAAGGATCACTCTGCGAAGAGAATTTAAGTGCGTGTCTAGCAAAAGTTTTACCTTTATATTTAAAATGAATACTACCACCACTGTGATGAACTTCAATATTGTGTGGATCATTGAAAATATGTTCATGATGTTGACTTGGATCAATTGAGTGATGTTCAAATGTTGAATTAGTAGTGCCACCAGAAGTATAAGAAGTATGTCTAATGTGATTATGACCTTCTCTTTGCATAGGAGTTGTGTGTGCGTGAATAACATTTCTAATGTGATGAACTAATTCATCTTTAGGAATAGATGTTAGGTGATCATGTAAATGTTTTGCAACTTTATTAAGAGTTACACTATTTTTAGTTTTTACATATTCATTCATTTTTGGATCTGCTTTTAACATTTCCTTTCTTTGTTTTGCGTTTGTTGCATGTGTAGCAAGTTTAGGATAATGTTTTAAAATATCTCTTCTGTGGTCATCATGAATGTCTTGTGCTTTAGGACCTGCTGCTTTAATTCCTAAATTTGATGTTGGGACATGTTTCGATGAACTATCGGTAACTTTTAAACTAATACCATGATGTAATACTGTTGGTTGTTTTTTATTTCTTTCTTTTTTGTGTGTAGTAACAACCAAATCAGAAGGATCTTCTTTTTGTGAAGATTTAATACCAGTTGTTCTAAGAATGTCGTTTGGTTGTGAAGTCCAATGAACTTGATTAATTTTATGTCCATTAGTTTCGACTTTTTTCTTAATGTCATTAGCAGCAGATTTTGCTCTTGCATCAATTTTTTTATATTCATCTGGATGAATTGATGCTTTTAGTTTATTGTGTGCTTCTGCAGGACTATCACCAGATTTGTCAGGATGTTTTTCCATATGTTTACCACCATTCAAGTGATAACCAACTAGAAGTTCATGCAATTTACCTTTAGTATCAGAAGAAGCCTTTGCAGTTTCTTCACTAATCATTTCAAAGAATTCTTGATTTAAATTTTCTTTTAAATTCCACTTAGCTAATTCTTCTTCATCTTCATCGTGAAGATATTTTATAATTGCTTCAATTTGTTCTTTGCTTATCTTTTCTTCAAAAAGGTCAGTTTTAATACCCGATCTTTGTTCCCAAATTCTGTACTGGATTGATTTCATTTACGCACCTTCAATAAGTTAGCTTTTGCAAATTCTTCTCTGTTAACTAATTTTGTTGGCTCACCTGCATGATTGACAACAAATCCCTCTGGACCAGTTCGTTTTCCATCAATGTGATGTTCTAAACCACCTTCATTTTGCTCTAGATTTTTAACCAATACATTTTTTGCTTTCTGTATATGATTATGCATTTTTAACAAATTGTTATAATGATCTTTATTTGCTTCAATGTGATCTAAATGTCCTTTAGCTTCTGTTTGTTTTCTAACTTGTCCAGCGGGAGTCTTTAACTTCTCGGCAGCTTTGTTATATTTAACAGCAATATGTTGTTTTAATCCTTCTGCTGTTGGCTTTTCACCAGTTCTAACAGTTTGATTTATATATGTCGTTAAATGACCACCATCACCAGAATGCATCTCTGTTGCTTTATACATTTTTGACTTATGTTCATCATGTATCTTCTTAGCAGCAGCAAGATGTGTTTTGAATTCGTTTTGATCTTTTTCTGAGTAATGAATTTGTGAAGTGTCGTGATTTGCAGATTTGTGCCATACGTCTGGGTGATGACCAAAGTTATGAACGTCAGGATGGGAATCCGATTGCATATCAGCGATATTTTTACCATGATATTGTGTATGAACAACAACACCTAGTTTGGATTTTTTGATTTTATCTGCTTGTTCACCCTTAGCAGTATATGTGATTGTATTTGGGGTGAAAGAAACACCTTTCTTCGTTTCCTTTTGATCACCTTCTGAATACATCAAATCACCTTGATATACACCAGTCTTAGGTGCTACTTTTTTAAGATGTTTGAGACCTGCATGAAGTTTTTCAACTAATCCTGGAGCATGCCCGTGATTTTTCACGATATCAGCATGATTATAGTTAATTTTTGGGTTTTTATTGAAAGCTGATTTGGAAGCTACAAAGAATTTGCCTGTTTCGGGATGATGACCAAATACAATAGCAGGTGAACCATCATATTTCATAGTCAATGCAGAACTTTCACCACCAGATTTGATATGTTCATGTGCTTGTGTTAAAGCTGCATGAGTGTGTTCAAAACCTTTTGCCCCGTCAATTATAGGACGATCTTCAGCATGATCGATATGTTTTAGTTTACCATCACTTTCTTCAGCTTCTTCTTTTATAAAATATAAAAAAGACTTCATATTAGATTCCTATTAGATATGTAACACACTATGGTTACGAAAAATCATTTTGTATGAAGTTATTTATACAACTTTTGAACTCTATATATCAAACCCTTTCTGGTTTTAAAATTATTGGGTTTGATATATAGGTCATTTTTTTACTATATTTAAAATGTCATCTACTGTATTTTTGATTAAGTGTTCACTAGTAACAAAATCGTATGCATATTTTATTCTGTTATTTCTATGTGGATCAGTTTCCCAAATTTTCAAAATACGAGTTAAATCTTCTTCCGTATCATACACACACCCATAATCACACATTAGTTTTGCACCAGCGATATTACGAGACAGCCAAGGAGTACAGTTCAACATGGATTCCAACAAAACGAGACCAAAACCTTCTGCATCTGAATTCATAATATAGCAATAAGCATCAGCCATGGCATCTTTAATTTCTGCTGGATCTTCTATCATTAAAGGAATAACATTGTGTGACGCTTCTGGCATCAAATCGTGTCTATTATCATACCCAGTAGTTACAAGAACAGAATTTGGTAAATTAGCATCTTTAAATGCTTTTGCTAATTCTCTCATTCTCTTATTGGGCCAATATCCACCACATGATAAGAACATATTTACATCTTTAGGAATACCATATTTCTTTTTGAATACTCCAACAGTACCAGCATCTTCTTCTTTGATACCATATGCAATCTTAAATGACTTATCTTTGACACCCCATTTCTCAACGTGATCCCAATCTTCTTCAGTGGAACAACCGATATACTTGGCATCTTTGAGTGCTTGTAAACAAATTGGACTTTCAGATGGTTTAATTAACCAATAAAGAACTGGTGCGTTGAAGTTCTTAATGTTCTGTAGAAACATATTTTGAACATTTACATCACCACCATGAATTACAATAAGGTCAAAGTCATTAGGGTTAACAGAACTAGTAACGTGAACACCATTCAAATCTCCTTTATGTTCACCCGCAACGACAGTTGCATCAATACCACGGCGTACACATTCTTCAGCGGTTCGCTGAACATTATACTCGGAACCACCCGGATAGGGTGCATATCGATGAACTACAAATAATATTTTCATGCTTTCTTACATACCATTTTAAGAATTGACATTCTAGCGGGTTCTGGATTTCTCATATCTGGATGGCGTTCACATTCCATAAATCCATTTTTTTCCAATAGTTCTTTAAGTGATTTTTGATTGAATGCATTAACGTGACCCATGCCCTCCAATTTATATTCATCTTTGTTGTGAAAACCACCAAACAAATAAGACATTGCATTTTTCCATGGATCCATTGTTGGATTCAACCAATCAACATTAGCGTGATGATTCCAGTCTTTTTTATAAAGTCTTTCAATGATCCAATCCATATCAGGAACAGTAACCTCTAGTATCGCATTTGGTTTGAGAATACGACAAACTTCAGTCAATACCTTATCAATTTCAAAGATTGAAATGTGTTCCACTACATCACCCATATATGCTTTTTCGAATGTATTATCATCAAACGGATATGGAGTTTCTGTTAGATTGTGTAAACAATTTACATTACCCCACTGATGGATATCCATACGAACATCTGCATCAGGTTTAGGGTGCGGACCAGAGCCAATGTCAATTATTTTATTCTGTGCTTTCTGTACTATAGACGGATTAGATGTATTGTAAATGAATTCCATTAAATTTCACCTTTCAACGCACGAGCAACGCCTTCATATAAATCAATCTTCGGTTTATAGAATGATAACATCTTAGTTGGATCACATACACGATACATCACACCAACTGGTGCAGTTTTTATATGATTCACTTCTGGACAGTATTGTTGCATACCACAAACAATTTCTTGCAACCTATTAAACGATGTTGCGATGCCTGAACCTAGATTGACTGGACCTTTAATATCTTGTCTGATTGCTTCATCAACAGCATCAACAATATCTTGCATATGAATGAAGTCACGAACTTGTTTCCCATCACCCCAAATATCAAAAGGATTCATCAAGGTTTTTGCACGTTGAATGAATGACGGAAATGGGTAAGATAAATCTTGATCTGTACCATAACCGCTAAATGGTCGGAATACATGAACACGAATTCCCTTTTCTTCCAAGAATTGTAACGTGTATTCACCGGTTAGTTTAGACCAACCATATGTCAGATCAGGAGATCGAATATTGTTCAGATTAATATCACACTCATTCAACTGATGTTGCATATCCGACTTTTGTAAATATGTTGGGTACGCAGCCGAGGATGAGAAATAAACTAAGCGACCAGGTTTTGTTCGCAATGCCCATTGACACATTTCCGCATCAATAGACAGATCAATAGCGACTGATAGTGGATTATTCTCAATAGTTTCACGACCACCAACAATAGCAGCCAAATGGATGACTAGATCGAATTTGGTATCATTTGTTTTAAAGAAGTCACGGCAATCATTGCCTTCTTTAATATCAATCCCTGTAATATCATGTTCGGCATATTTTCTCATAAAGTATCCACCAACGAATCCTTTATGTCCTGTAATCAAAATTTTCATATCAAATCTCCGCAGCCTTAATAATATCTTTCACTCTGTTAATGTATGTATGTTGATCTTTAATCCACTTCATTTGTTTTAAAATAACATCTTTAGTTTTTGGATCTTTCTGCATTTCAACTGCCATATCAAATAAATCACCAGAATCTGGTGCATATGCAATCTCACCATTAAAAAAATCATAGATGGTCTTTGAGTTAGTCATACCTAACGCACCATAACTCACGTTCTTAATTGGTCGACATGCAATATATCCATTATCTAGATGATTCTTGGGTCTGCAATCTAAAGGAAGTAATGAAGAAACAACTAACTTCCTAACTTCTTCAGTTGGTAATTGTTGTTGATATGGTGTGCTGTATAAAAATGGAATCTTATGTTCTTCACATTTTTTGATGAAATTTTCAAATACTGGATAATTATCTTCACGGATAGTACCACAGAAAAATGCTCGATTTTCTTGTGGTGTGAAACGTACATCAAAATCTATTTCTTCTGGTAACAAATCAGTTGCCCAAATAGAATAGAAATTATCATAAGAATCACCTTTTTCATAAAACGATACATCATTAAATGCATCATACTTTGATGGTTCAAATTTGTAGTTATAATTTTTATCTGGTGATCCGTTGATACCCCAACCATGTTCCGCATTGAATCTGAAATCAATCAACTTACCGACCTTACCTAGATACATTTCTGTACCAGGATTCCCCTCCACATTACCAAGATTACCTAGGTAGTGTACGAGATAACAAGCAGTCTTATTCAATGGCATATTGTTGCTATAACCATTTTGAAATACTAACCACTGTTCTGTGACAACAATTGCATCGTTGAAGAATTCTTCAGACACGTTATCACGGTTATCTAACCAATATGTCTCAATACCCATTGATTGAGCAGCACGAACGATTGCGCCATGAATAAAAGCATGGGTGTGACCAGTGTCTTGCTTGGCACCCCAAACAATAATTTTTTTATACTTGTTCATATTAATCCTTATAATACAACCAAGCATTGTCAACTAAAGAAATAATACCATCCATTTTTTCACCAAAGAATTCACGAATTGCTTTGTTGACTGTTGGAATATTCAGATCATGACCAGCAAAGATACCACCACTCTTAACTTTAGGCCAAAATTGTTTAAAATCACGTAATGCACCCTCATAGCTGTGGTCAGCATCAATGAAAATGAAATCTAAAGATTCATCATCAATACTTGAAGAAAATTTGGAACTATCTTCATATACAAATTCCACGCAATCATAACCATTTAAACGATTAAATGCGTGATCTTTAATTTTGTTTTGTCGTTCTGTTGTAATGGGTAATCCATTCCAATCAATATATGTTGGATAATTATCTACAGCAAAAAGATTATGAATACTAACATTTTTCATAATCATTTCCGTAGTAACGCCAAGACAAACACCAATTTCTGCACCAACAAGATCAGTACCTAACTTTTGTAAATAAGGTACCATTCCACGACCAGATGGATTTGCTTCACCCCATTCAACTTGCTTTTGAACCCATCCATCAACGTCTAAATGGTCCCAAGGATCAACGTGCGTCTCTTGTTTGGTGTATTGATTAGTTTCAGTATTAAATGTAATCACATCATTCATATTTCTTCCTTATAATTTCATTCCACTCTGGTACACGATTGTATTGATGCACTAAAACATAATCTTCTAGATAAAGAGAATTCACAACACATCCACTATCTTTATCCATGATAGGTTCAGATGGCATTATAAACTTTGATCTAAAATTATTAACTTTGTTAGGATCGACTGTAGTGCCACATTGACAAGCCCACGAATCACTATGGGAATTAAATGCTGTTATTGATTTGTATGGTTCCAATGACAACAAAATATTCAATGCAGCTTGATCTGGACCGCCACCTCCAGGAACTTCCATGGGGGCGCCTTGGCACAATAAGAATACATTATAGCAGAAATCCAAGAAGGTGTCAAATTCTCCAGCAATTGTACCAGCATTATATATTGGTTTATCTTGCATATGAATAGCAGAGATATCACCAAAAGACCTATACATATTGTGAATACCCCATGGTTCATCTTTATATTTTAGATTTTCGCAACCAACACTCAATTTCTTTTTTGTTTCTGGTGCTAATATTGTTGATAAGTAATCTGATGGATTTCTTTGAAATATAACATCAGCCACATCAACTGAAATGACATAGCGATATTTCTTTTTCATTTCATTTAGTAAAAACCAAATGTGAAAAAATCTAGAAACAACTATGTTAAATTTTTGCTTATAGACAAATCTATTGTTATC